ACTTGTAACATAGTATAAACCCGCGGCCAACTCTTTTGGTGCTTTGCCTAACTCAGGTGCCAATTTTAAAATATCAGCTCCCCAGGCATCTACTTGGCTTTTTGCAACACCAACTAAGCCCGTAATATGACTCATTTCACTTTCAAAATCTTTACCTAAATTAAAAACCGCTACACCGGCACCCACTAAAGGGAGTGTAAGATATTTAGTCATTGTTGATCCTAAACTTATTACACCTTTGCCCGCGGCGGTCATAGTATCCCCAATATCAGTTGCGAAATTTTGCCCGCTTACACGGGCGTTATTGATATCACGGGTAAATCTATTTATATCAGCTACAAGGTTAACAACTAATTCACCAATTACGATAGCCATTATATTTCCACCTCTTCAAATTCTACAAAATTCCTATTATCTTTATTATTGGCCCAGGCTTTAAAAGCTGAATCATCGGGTAATCCTCGTATAAATACTAAAAATTTTCTCAATGTCAGAGAAGATTTATTATTTATATCGATTTTATAAAATCTCCAAAAATCAGCTTCTAACGCTCCCCAAGCCCAAATTATTATTCTTGGATCTAAATTTTTTTTTGAGAAGTTTCTGAATTGTTCGATTGAACATTATAGCCCCATTTAGCTAGAATAGTGCCGGCTAATTTATTGAATACTAAATCAATTGATACGGCTTTCTTAGATGTTTCTAAAGCGCGAAGCATCTCTTTTCCGAACATTAATTCAATAAATTGCATCATCCTATCCTCTGGAACCTCTAATGTTACTTTGTTATTAATTTTTTTATAACAATATCTGAAGAAAAAAGTCGCAAAACCTAAAGGCATTTCGCGGGGTACATCATAAATTTTCCCGTTGAACTTTATCTTATATGGCTTTTCTTCTACTTCTTCCACCGCCGCGTCAAAATCAAGAAGTAATTCAGCTTCTTGATTATCTGCTAATATTTTTAATTGGTCATTCAAATAACTTTCTCTTTTATCATTATCCATTAATTTCTCCTTAACTTGCCGGTGTTAACTCTACTTTAGAATTTATTCTAAATGTTCCTTTATATTTATAAACTTCGGCTGTACTTCCCGATTCTTCATATTTTGTAAAAAATCCTGTAAATGTATATCCATACCCTGTATATCTGGTATATTTCATACTTACAGTTTCACCACGTTCCGCCGCGTCCCTTAACTCACTTTGTCCATCGTCAAGCCCTGTTAAAGTCGATTCAATGGCGATACCCTCAACGTCGGCGGTTTCACCGACTGCAATTGATACAAATTGTTTATGTAATACATCAGTGCCAACGATATAATCCTCTGAGCCGGTTGTATCTTCTTCGTCGATTTCAACACTTCTTTTGAAACTTGTTACTTTTGCAACGGTTTCACTTTGTACCTGTATAACAGTATTAGCAAATTTAACTTCATTCATGCTATAACCTCCAATCATTCAAAATTGACGTAGCTCTTACGTAATAATGTGATGTCCATTCACTACGCCCTTTATCATCCTTACCTAATGAAGTTGGGGAGGTTTCAACGGTGACATATGATATTATATCACCGCCAACAACAAGCACTTGCCCACCGAACCCCGCAACTTCTTTATGAATAGCATTTATTATTGAATAGCAAGTATCATAATTAGTATTTCTAACCAAAATTTGTATTCCATATAAATCAACTTCTAAACAACTTGATTCATCTAGGCCCGGCGCTGATTCATCATAAATAATAATACAATTATCCGGGGTATTTGGTTTAAATCCATAAAATAAATCAACGTTTTCCGTGCCGTGTCCTTGATTATCAAGGTATTTCATTATTTGATTGGCTATACTACCCAATTACAACACCGCCCTTAATTCTTCTATTAAACAATTTTGTAATGCGTTAGGTCCTAATCGATTAAAAGGATCTTTTAAATATTTCTTTTTTCTTCCATGTTGAAAATTGGCGTCGTTCTCGTGCCATCTAATAGCATAAGGAAGCCTTGGAAATCCAGTCCCGGACCCTCCACCATATGAAATGACAGCCACGGGATTACTACCCTTCCAACGCATTAAAACAATTCCCGTCCTAAGTAAAAATCCCTCGTCTAAAGGAACCTCTTGTTTAGTAGCTGGCAATACTACATTTGCCGCTTTTTCACAAGCTTTCCGACATGCTTCTTTTACTACCCGGTTTATTTGGTCACCGTCCCACCTTCGCCATCCACTTGACATTATCTCACCGCCAATTCGTAATGGTGTGTTTTACCAGTCCTCGGATCATCTATGGGATCTATTTTCAACACTTCCATATTAGATCGGACATAAGGGGCTATTTGATTTATCATCCAGTATTCCCAATTTACATCAATTCCACAATTGTCTTGTAAAAACACAATAGCCGTAGCTTTCAAGGTTTCACCCTTATCATTTGTAATCAAATGATCGCCATACTGAACAAAACCTTTTAAATTAGGTATAGTCGATACGGTTATAAAATCCCCTGATACATTTCTATTTCGTTTTACAAGATTGAGTGTATGTGTACATAAATTAATAAAACTGGCCATACTCATTACGATAAATCCCCCTTGTCAATCTTACTTTCCTATTGATTATTCCGGATGTTACAAGAATACTATCTGCAAATCCCATTTCTTCAGGTAATAATGACCCCGAAGAACTCGCTTTTCCAACACTAAACCGGCCTAACTTCACATTTTGGGAAGTAGTTGGAGGTAGGCCACCGGAATCCACTAAATACCCTATCATCGTGGCAACCCATAATTTTACAGCGTCCTTTTTGGCCGTATTCAATGTAATGTCTAAACCATCATCCCATACAGTCCACCCAGGGGTAGTAATTTTATATCCCGTGGTATCTATTGCATAATTTCCTATACGATTATCCAATAGCTTTGACGCCATCGTAATTCGTATTGTCGTAGCTTCTGCTATAGGCCTACCAGTTAAAGTAACATATTCCGCCGCCGTAATATACATTTATTCCCACCTCCTCCAATTACCTTGTTTATCCTGTTTATACCCGGCGTTTTTTATTGCGCCCCATGCTATTTTATTCGCGGATTCTTCACCTTTTGGATAACTAGCATTAAAAGCGGCAATCCAAATTTTCTGGGCCTTTTCAGGTAATTTTTTTATTCGTTCAGGTCTATCATTAAGACTATAAGGCATAACTTTACACCTTCTTTTTTTTACTTCTTGGCTTTTTTATTACTATTTTGGTTTGATTGAATGCTATTCTAACGACATTAGAAAATAGATAAGCCTTAGAATCCATTGTATCCATATCAACAATAGAACCTTTTAAGTATTTTCTACCTTTATACATGCCATTTTTTAAGAATTCAACTTTCATAGTTATGACCCACCTTGCCCGTATACTGCAAATGGGTATCGTGTATCTTCATCCGAATTAACTCTATTAATTGGGTTAGGTACTTGCCAAGCTATTCTCATACAAGATCTAAGGCCAATCATATTTTGTTGGGCTAAATTGTATACAATTTCCCCGGTTAATGGATCTTGAATTACGGCTTGATCCAATATTTTCCATGTAATATCTTTTCTTATTGCATAGATTAATTTTTGCCAATCACCGGTAATTATTTGGCTTCTCGCTGGAATAATAGAACCATTTCTTGGGAAGATGCAAGGCTCACCATCTAATGTATAAATTGTTTTACCTTGAATACCTTCTTTATTTAACGCCTTAAATATTGGATTTCCGGCGTTATCCCTTAAACCTCTTAATTTTGCTCTTACTGTCATAGCGCAAACATGACCATTCACTAAATATCCGTCTTCTTCAACTTTTGCAATCAAGCCATTTTCACCCATAACATCATCGTATAAATCGCCTAAAGACCCAGCAGTAACAAAATTACCGGCGGCAGTAGCGGCGGCTACGATATTCGTAGGCCATACATAAGGGGCATTGATGCCATAAAATACCGCTTGATCAAATGCTAACCCATAAGCTTCAAGCAATAAAGGTTTAACTTCTGCCCAAATATCATAGTCAGCATCATCCAAAACAGCCTCTGGAATTGCAACGATTACATTTAATTCTTCAGCATCAAGATATTTATTTTCCCACATAACTTTAGTCGTAGATTTCCAACCTAGATAATCAGGGGTTGGCTTTTCAGGTCCTGGATTTGTAAAGTAAGCCGTTGGTAAAACTGATAAAACTGGAATTCTTTTCTGCGCTCTAGTCATATTAGGCGCACGATAGGCAAGTCCCATAACCGCGCTCATTTCAGGCACTTCCTGAATAATTTCGCGCATGTAATCCTCTGGCATTAAAGCCTCAGCCCCACTACGGGGAATATATGTTGCCATATGAACACATCCTTTTCTTTAATTATCGACCCGTGGCCCTCCTGATTAAATCATTCAAGGACACGGACTTTTTTTTGTTATTACTACCTTGCTGATCATCCCCGGATTTGTTTGTATCGTCTGAAGATGTTTTTTTGATCAAATAGGGTTTTGCAGTAATTAAAGCTTTTATGGCTTCTTCTACTCCCGTGACGTTTCCATCATCATCAACATCAATATCATCCTTATCTAATAACTTATAAGCCGCATCGGTATCAATGACCCCTAAATTCGCCGCTTTATTAAGAATTTCAGACCTAACCAAGCGTTGGTTGGCCTTGACAATTGCCTCGGTTGCTTTATTCTCAGCTTCGCCCTTTTCTGCCTTTAATCTTTCTTCAACAGACATTTGGGCCTTGAGTTTTTCATCGTCAACCTGTTTTTTCCAGGCTTTACGTTCGCGACTCAAACGCTTTTCGATAATTTTATCAATTTCTTGCTGGGAAAAAGTTTTTGCTGGCTCTTGTTTTTCTTCGGGTTCTTCTGGTTTTTCTTCTGGCTCTGGTTCTTCTTTTCCTTCTTCCCCTTCTATCCTAAGAACTGGGAATAATGGACCTAACAACATTATTGTTAGTAATTTTTTTAATTTCATTTTTAATACCTCTTCCATTTTTTATGTTTGGCAACATACCGTTTGTCAACGTAATTTGATTATAACATAGATTTAATTGTTTTAAATTTTAATTTACAGGTTTCCGGGGTATTCTTAAGTAAACTTATCAAGAAGTTAATTTGAAGTTGATTTAAATGCTTAACAAAGATTATAGGCCGACCCCCTTTAGTGTTTTTACCTGGCAATAACTTTTTTTCTTTAATCGGCCCTAATTCTTCAAAGTAAATTCTATGTAAACATATAATTCGATAAATTGAAAAATGGGACATATTTAATTTTTCGGCCAATTTAATAGAGTTCATTTAAAACCTTGGCGGCAACCTCACCGCTCTTACCTCTCAATTTTTGTGGAAAGATATTTTCCATTAATTCTATTTCTGGTTGTTGCATTCCATCGCTTGCCGCGATTTCAATCATTTTATTTAACTCTTTCATGTTATTAGCATGATACCCAATAGATTTATCATAAATAATATATTCCAAGTTATTCTTATCTGTCTTAAAATGTCCTAAGACATCATCTTTACAAATCCAATCAGGGAATATCACAGGTTTACCCAAGGCCCACGCTTCATATACTGTACTACCCGCGTCAGCAATGACAACATCAGCATCAATCAATAATTGCATAGTAGGGTAATTCTTTTCTTTATTATGTAATTTTGTCGTTGGATGCATACCATCAACAAACTGATAATCTTTAGATATCTGATTTATAAAACGGGTAAACATAGGAAAACTAGATCGTCCCCGATGCTTGTTGTTATATCCATGTGTAGGTAACCACGCCACAACTATTTTATCCGTGGAATTTTTCACATATTCACCATTAAAAAGTGGATCAAGTTTAGTATACCCAACTTGAAAAATTGCCCCTTTGTACCCGGTTTTTCTCATTCTGTTTTCCCAGGCAGGACCCGGGCAAAATGCGTATTTATAATCTTGGATGTTAGGTCCTATCCAATAGTTTTTATCACCGATTCCATGACTTATAAAAACGTCACGAGGTCCAACCGGGGTTTTACCTTGTTGATTAATTCGTAGACTTGAAAAAAACCTACAATTTAATCCCTTACCTCCTTTACCGGGAACAGGACGACTATGATATCCCGTGTCTTCTTGTGGTAAATGTTTAATTATCGGGTCCGCTAGTGCTTCAATGGCGTATTTATAGGCAAATCCAATATTTACATCGTTATCGTCGTAGGCAAAATTAAATTTACTACCCAAATATAATTTATGTTTCTTAATATACTGTGCATTGTTTAATTTTCCTACTCTTAAATTAGGATTAGCTCGTATCATTTTAAAATCGAAATCCATAGGCCCAACATTTATTATTATTTCTTCGTAAGGTCTAAATGTCCATTGACCTACACAAATATCAAAGTGAGCTTTATTCATAACGTTAACTAACATAATTTCACCACCTGGCTATCTAAAAATTTTCCGTCTTCTACTAAATCCATGATGAACGAAGCTAAGAACGAAGGCTTTAGCATATTATCAAAATCGTCGTCGGGGGCAATTTGACGCCTCATATCTGAATTAAAAGCACCTGGACATAAACAAAAAACTTTTATCCCATATCCTTTTAATTCCTCGGATAGGCTTAAACTTAAATTTATAACCGCGGCTTTACTAGCCGCATAGGCTGACCGTCCAGGCCTAGCACCTAACCCGGCAGTCGAAGCAATATTAATAATTTTACCTGGAATTTTATTTTTTATACACAATTCAGCATATAGCTTTGAATTATTAAAAATCCCATTTAGATTTACATTGATAACTTCTTGCCAGTCCTGGACATTCATTTCTAATATAGATCCACCTTTATAAATCCCGGCATTGTTTATAAGCGCTTCGGGTAATTCCATTTCTTTATAAAAATTACTCAATGCCTCATAGTCGGTAACATCTATATCGTTCCACCTACAAATTGGATAATAAAAATAACCCCTTTTACTTGATTCTCTCGCTACTTCTTTACCTAATCCCCTATTTGATCCTGTAATAATTATTGATTTCATTCTTGTTTTTCTCCTTGTAAATATTTATAAATAGCTTCAGCAATGTAAACATCAAGAGGGGTCGTTATCTTAATATTTACATCATCACCCTTTACAATTTTAGGGATTAACCCTAATTCATTAATGATTAAAGCGGCGTCGTCTGTATAATCAAATTTTTCATTCACTCTAGCCTTAACATGTCCGTGATTCAATAGTTGGGTATTATATTTTTGTGGCATTTGAACGGGTCCAATGGTATTCCTGTCAAAACTATTTCCACAACAATCTATTACCGAGGCGTACATTTGGCTAATTGGTACTACAAATTCATTTTCGCAATCCAGAACTTTTTTAATTAAATTTAAACTCATAAAAGGCCTAACTGCTTCACAAATTAATACTTCATCAGTAACAACTTCGCTTAAACCTAGATAACTAGAATCTTGACGAGTATCACCGCCTTGGCATACAATCACATGATCAATATTGTAGTTAAAACAAGCCTTCAATATTTTTTGTCGGTTTTCTTCAGGGCAAGGAATAATAATTTCCCCTATTTCTTTTATCCTTCTTAATGTTTCTAATCCGTGTATTAATAATGGTTTGCCGTGCAAACTTAAAAATTGCTTAGGATAACCGAGGTTGGCGCGTTTGCCAACCCCTGCACATAAATAAATTACGTCAATCATTTGACGAATACCTGAGTTACCATTTTAGTTGGACACGGAATAAAATATTTAGTTAATTCTTCTCTTATTAACATTAAGCCATCTTGCTCAAATATAGCCTTGTAATCTCTGTTTACTAAAGTGTCCTCAATTATTATTATCTTATTAGCTAATTTTCTCATAGTACTAAAAACATAATCGGCTTGTTGTGGGTGGATATGCATTAATACGGCACAAGTAAATATTAAATCAAAGTCGCCAAGGCCTTCAATAATATTTTCAACTGGGCTATTAATTACTTTATAGTTATCATTTTTATAAAAGTTTTTGCCAAATTCTATGGCGTCCTCATTAATTTCTATACCAGTTAAATTTTTATATCCGGCACCTTCTAAATAGTTTAAATTACGGCCACAATTACATCCTATTTCTAATATTTTTGCATCATGTTTAATATCAAAATCTCTAAATTGTTTTAATATATACGCGGATCTATCTTCATATTTTGCATATTCTTCAGGCTGATTTGTTGAATCTGGATTTCTCCAAAAATCATGGCTTAATTCTTGACTTTCAAGCCACCCATTTCTAGTATGATCAATTCCTAAATATTCTTTTAACATTTTGTAAAACCTCCTATAATTTCTCTTCCAAGACCCATTTTTCCATAGACCTTGTACAATTCTATTGTTTCTTTAATACCTATCTTATTAAATAAAACTTCTTCATGACATCGAGCAAAGTGACATTCCCGTCCCAAACTCGGTGTTTCTAAGTAGTTAGTATCTTTATGTAAGGCATAAAATTCAGTTAAATAATTACCTAAAATAAATTCTTTTTCAAGGCCTACAGCCTTACATAAATTAATTAAACCATCTTTATTAAAATAATTAATATGATCCGGGGTAACTACCCAATAATTTTTTTCAACTTTTCGAATCCCCATAACATACCTTTGAAAATACGAAAAGTCATTTGGTACTTTGATAATAATCTTTTTAGAACACACTTCGATGCATTTTTCTAAAAGTTTCCTGGGCTCTCTTACATGTTCCAAAACATTATCAAGATTAACAATGTCAAACTTTTCTGTCATATGTTCTAGGATATCAAAAATATTACCAATATCAATAAACCCCTTCATATCTGGATTATGTTTTAATAATCCTGCATCACTGTAATCAATGCCTTTGACGGTATACCCTTTATCGTGGAAATATTTTAAAGCGAATCCTTCGCCGCAACCAACATCCAAAAAACTTGTGAATGATCCACATAACATGTGTTTTTGTTGTAATTTAGCCTTAAAAAAATCCTTTTCCAATTGTGTATATTCTTGTTTGTAAGAAGCGCTTTTATTATCCTGGTAATAGGTTGAATAATAATAATTTAATTCTTCTTCACTGGGCATATTGGTTAATTCATAGTAACCATATTTGTTTAATTTAACCATTTAAATTCCTATCCTTTCTTTGAATTTAAGTATCATAGAATTATAATTTAAAGGATGTAAAAATGGCTCTAAACCCTTTAAATATGCCTCTACTTTTTCCTTATCAAATTTAAAACTTCTAATTTCTTGAATGGCTCGCATTACATCCGGATATGATCCAACAGAAAAACAACCGGGTAAATATTGATAATAAATATTACCAAACAATAAACAACATTTTCCTTTCAAAATTGTCTCCCATCCGGCGGTCCCTGTTACGGTAGCCACAGCAAAAGCCTTATCAATCAATGTGTAATGGTTAGTTTCCACTGGTATTAAATGAACATTCCGCATTTTTGTAAGCCTGTTATAATAAGCTATTGATCGATTCTTTGACATGTGAGGGTGTTCCTTGACGTAAATTGTATAACCCGTGAAGCTAAGAATTTCAATCATTAACAATTGATCAACGAAGACTCCCCCTAATGGACATGTTGAAGCTTCATATTGATAATGCAATGGCACGTAAATAAAAGGCTTACTAATATCAAACTTTTTACAACATGATTTATAAAAATCAAATAAATCCTTATACATGATCCTTACTTTTTTTTGAAATTCAACGACACGAGGGACATTGGGAATGGTAATAGGTTTATAACTTAAAGGCTTATTATTTAAATATTCTTCAAATATGCTCTTTAATCGGGGATATTTAAAATTACCATAAAGAGGCTCAAAGCCTGCCATTGGATCTTTAATTGATTCAATAAAATAACCCCAATCAGGGAATAAAAAATAATTGGTAAATGTCTTGATCCCCTTAAACTTACACAGATTATAAATAACATAATCATACCCCATATGAGGTACAAAAGCCGCCAAGAAGACATCAATTTTATTTACTGCTAAATAATACGACCAATAACGTAAACAGGCCAAATAATGACTTTTACGTGTGTCAAAGCTGTCATTTGGCTTAATGGATTTGATACGTTCATACATTTTCATAACTTCGCTTTCACAATCTCTCATACCTTCAATTGTATATTGATCTAACGGTGTTACTTTGGTCCAGTCTACAGTTCTAAAGAAATTAAAATTCTTCAACTTTTTATGGGGATGTAAAGTCATATTTTTATTAATTTGTAAAAGCTTCTTTTTAAGGGGTAATGTCAATCTATCCCCAACTATACAAAATAATTTATGATCTTTTATAGTTCTTCCTGCTTCAGCTATAAATTTATGATCCCCTAAAATTAATATGTTCATTTTATTTTATCACCCTTACTATTTCAAAAGTTTCACAATAATTTTTTAATACTATACTACCATTTACCGACGCTTTCTCTTTTATAATTTGCCAACTTCGAGGGTGTGGATAACCCCTTAATTCGCTTTTATAACAATCCATTGCTAATAATTTTTTATCAATATCAATTTCAACAAACATTTGAGGCTTAAACGATGTAAACCCCCATTCTGTACTGGATAATATTTCAAAACTGTATATTTGCTTAACTAAATGAGAATTACAAGGCCTTGCCGCTGTCAACACGGCCTCAAATATAAGCCTATGATCTTTATTTAAATCATGGTTGCTATGTGTATAAATGATCTCTGGTTTATACACTTTTATATATTGTTCAATATTTTGTATAATATCCAAAATAGGCACACCATCAAAACCCTGATCGGGGTAATTTTCAAAAGATAAGTTATACCCAATAATCTTTGAAGCTAAGGACGCCTCAGTTTTTAAATCAACTTCACGGCCGCCGGTGGACATTATAACAACTAATACGTTATCACCATTTTCAACATGTTTACTAAGTGTTCCACCGCATCCCAAAATTTCATCATCGGGGTGGGCAACAATACATAATACGTTCAATGAATTTATCCTCCTTTACATCAATAAAATAGGCGTCGGCATTTTCAGCAAATTTTTTATCGCTTTCTCTATCGCCAACATAACACGCTTTATCTATTTTTAACACGTCTGACATTATTTGTAATGACGACGGATTAGGTTTATAAAATTTAGGATCATCTAAAATTATAATATGATCAAAATATTTACGAATCCCTAAAATATCAATTTTATTATTTTGTGTTTCCTTGTCACCGTTTGTTATCAGTCCTACTGGGCAAGTTAAAATTTTAAATAACGGATTTACCCAAGGATACAAAGTCAATTTAGGTTTAATACCTCTATAAATAGAATTACCAAATCTATGCATAACTTTATTAGGGTCAATATCATAAAAATTTTTAAGCATCTCCACAGATATTTTTTTGCAAATTTCTTCAAACCCTGCAAATACAAATTGTTTTGAATCATACAAGGTATCATCCAAATCAAATACTAATCCGACCATTCCGTTAAATACCTATACACTTTCTTTTTATCTTGGATATTATAATCTGATTTATAATAATTCCCGGACCAAATATCTATTGAATCCTTTATAATATCAAACCCCGCCATAATACTAAATATAGCCGACCCCGCTAATCTAGGATTTATTTCTATGAGGTAAATTTCATTATCTCTAACTATAACCTGAATATTAATAGGACCTTTAAATTTTATTTTACTTACAATATCTTTTGTAAAATCAATTAGATCCTGCCTCATATCAATTTCGCCCTGCAGGGAAACATTAGTAAAATTTACTCGTTTCCTGGGTACACAAAATATAAATTCACCATTTAGATTCACCAAACAATCTATGGTATACTCTATACCTTGAATAAACTTCTGGACTATGTATTTACCACTCAACATATATTGTCTAAAATCGGTTGTTAAAAAGGCCTCTTTGGACCCTCTTGAATAAATACCCCTAACAAATCCGTATTTATCCATTACACTACTTAAAGCCGGTACCTTAATATCATGGGATATACAATATTGATATAAAAAATGTTTATTTATACATGTCATATTTGTTTCATGATCACATTGAATTATCCTTTTATCATTCATGCATAAAAGTAATTCTTCATCAATGAAAGGAAAAAATAGATCATAATCAATATCGGTGATATAACGAATATGGCACGGGTCCACCTTGTGAAATTCATCACAATAATGTTTACCTGGAATATCATCATTCATATCAATACCAATGACATAATGACCTAACTTTTGTAAGTGCTGTATATAGCTTATGGCAACACTTCCACCCACGGCACTAATCATTATTTTCATTGTAACCCTCCTTGTTAAAACTGAAATACAAGGAACTCCAATAATATCCACCGTAATATTTCCGGGCCGGTAAAATTGTCATATATGATGGATTCATTTTTTTCCAAAAATCAATTGAATTGTTGCATTCATAGCATTCACCATATACATTTTCTAAATTCAATTCGTCAAAAGCATAATCCAGGATTAATTTTAATGCCTCTTTTCCGTAACCTTTACCGGTTTGTATTACAAACATGGTTATTTCTCCAAGTCTATTTTCCCATTCTATGTGTGAAATCCCGGTCGTTCCTACTAATTTTCCATCGGCACAAATTCCAAATATCCTATTATTAGAATTTCTATTAGATACAACATCATTATAATAATTTTCTTGCATTTCTCTAGTTAATAAAAATGGAGTTCTCCAACTTCCCTTAATTTTATTTTTCTCAATTCTGATATACTCTAAATCCTCTTTGTTTAAGACTTCGAGAGTAACGCCCATATTAAATCGCCCCTGACTTTTCCAGATTTTATCATTTTTAAATTGTACAATTTTTGAAAATCATTTATGAAATCACCTTTAAAAAAGGCGTTTTCCCTTTCACGATATACGACTGTAAAAGGGTGTTTACTGATGTGTTCTATAAGTAATATATATTTATTGCTATGCTCATATAAAACCTTGTAGGCCTCGTTTAAATCATCAGGGGATATATGAATAAGTAAGCCATATGTAAATACTAAATCGGCTTTAAGATCTAATTTATCAAATATAGATTGATTCCAGGCCGTACATGATCTTTTTAGTTTATCATAGGCCTTTTTGTTTATTTCTACACCATAGTATGTGGCTTTAGGACAACATTGTTTAATCGCGGGAATATTTAGGCCTATATTCGCCCCATATTCAAGTACACTGTTTATATTAAATTTTTTATCTAAAATACCCCTGAATATATCGATTTTATATTGAACATATCTTTCCCGGTCGTTATCATCAGTGTAATTATCCCCTAACTTCCCTTTCCATAATTCCTCTTGATATCTCATTTCATTTTCTCCTTAAAAAATTAAATGCATCCTGGATTTTTTCAAGATCGTCTAAAGTATCCACGGACCATTTTTGATTAAAAACGTCATAAAAAGTAACTTCACCAAATTTAAATTTATCGTGATTTCGCATATAAGGGCAAACATGTTCCCGATCCGACCCGGTGGCTTTGTCATATGTTTTTATTAAAGTATTAAATGTAAACACTTCAACATCAAGACCCGAACAAGTCCCAAAATTACCCCTGTTCCATGTGTAATCATTTTGTTTTACAATATGGGAGGCTATAGTTGTGTCAATGATGTCTGGATAAAAATATAAAAGTGGACAATCACTTGTTATCCTTACAATATTTTTAGACTCATATTTACACGCAATATGATAAAACCGACTCAATACATCCTCAGATTTACATTCTATTTCCTCGACATCCTCAGATTTAAAATAATTTTTAATAGGGATATTACTAACTTCATTAGTAATTCCAATAACGGCCTTGTCGATATATAAACTTTTATTGGCCGCTCTTAAAACCCATTCCGTCATAGGAATACCACATATTTCTTTCATACATTTACCGGGAAATCTGGAAGATGTCATTCGAGCCGCGATTATACATAAAAAATTCATTTATAAACGGCCTCCCTTTTTTGAATTATGCTACATGCCAATTCTAATCCATTATATAGGCCTCGTTGATATTCTTTTTGATCTTCGGCCGCTTTGATTAATTCAGCATATCGTTTTTTAAATTCCTCAGTAATACTATTTTCAATAGTTTCTAAAAATCCACTTAAGTCTAATTCTGCCATGTCTTAAACCTCCTTATTTCTTCCAATGTTTTCCCAGGGTCACCATTGAAACATATTGCCCTATCGTCAATTGTAAGGTAAGCCGGTACTTTAACCGCGGTAAACCCATCAACCTTTATTTTATATTGGTTTAACCAGCCTTTCATTGCTTCGATTCCTTTTTCCTCACAACATCGAGTTGAAAAAACCGTCACAATATAATCTTGTTCTCTCAATTCGTCAATCATTTCTTTGATTCCAGAGACTGGACCATCAGGGATAATTTCAATCCCTTTCCATCCTGATTTATAAGTATGTATTACCCCGTCGAAATCAATCAATATTGTTTTCACTAAAAATCACCTCCTGTAATTGTTCGGGCGTCCTGGCAAAACTACCAGAATCAAGCCCGGTCGAATCCAATAATCTATAATGCCATTCAATGCGTTTTGGTTTATATTTTTTATATAATTCAAAATTATCCGTGTGATCACTGATATTCTCAAAATAATCAAATTTATTTTCGTAATCCTCAACACTGGCCGGATATTTACTTATACAATTAAATACCACCATGTTAGGTCTTGGATTCATAAAGATACCCGATACATACACCTTGAATTTAGGGGGTATTAAATCAATTAAAAAATATCTAGCATGGTTATTTGATATTTTTACAAAAGGGATATCAAATTGAGTTAGATATTTCATTGATTCTATGTCATTAACCGAACTTGTCACTTCATAACCTAGTTGACGCCCATAATTATAGGCATAATTAAATGAGTTAGGATTCAATGGGATATTAATTCCATCATCTTTGAAAAGTTGCCATTTAACGATTATCTTATGTTTTCCATTATCAACTTTTTTCAATTCATCATACATTTTTTTAATATATTTTAAATCGTTCTGGGAAGTATTTCCAGAGCCAAAATCCAATATTATTTCCATTGTTTTATCTCCCTTATAATGTATTCTTGTTCATTCTCAGATAGACCAGGATATAAAGGAATACTAAGAATTTTATCTTTTAATTTTTCGGTATTCTCAAAATTACCCCTTAAGCCTTCGTAATAGTGTAAATCATAGATAGGTTTGTAATGTATCTGACACCCTATTCCCTTGTATTTCAAGTATCCCATTACAACATCACGGTTATCAACCTTGATTACATATAAATGATATGTATGTTGCCGTTTATGTTCAATTGTTTCAAAATGTTCATCATATTTCTTAGCAATCTTCGATCTTTCATTCAACTTCTGTTTAATCCTTTTTAATTGAGATATCCCTAAAGCCGCTTGAATATCATTCATTCTATAGTTATATCCAAGGTGTGTCGTGTTATTATCAACTCTACCATGATTTCTAAATGATTGTATCATTAAATTAAATATATAGTGATCTGTGAGACATGCCCCACCTTCGCCAGTAGTTATATGTTTAACTGGATGAAAACTAAAACATGTTATATCAGCCCTTGGGTCTACTTGCATACTATGACAAGCATCCGATATCAAGAATAAATTATGTAAGCCGCATATATCCTTTATTCGTGGATAATTACAGGCTTGACCGGCATAATCTACACAAATAACAGCCTTCGTCTTCGGGGTAATTAAATTCTCAATTTTTTCAGGATCAATGCATAGACTGTCATCGACGTCACATAGAACGACTGTTCCATGCATATATCTTACACAATTTGCAGTGGCCACAAAAGTCATTGTAGGAATAATTACCTCGTCGCCTGGTTTTAGATCAATTGCGAACATAGCCGCGTGTAACGCCGCCGTGCCTGAACTTAACACCCTGCAAAATTTAGAACCCGAATAATTACAAAGAGCTTGTTCAAACTCTTCAATCTTAGGGCCTGTAGTTAAGAAATCATCTTTTAATACTTCACTAATCGCTTTTACATCATCATCGTTTATTGCTTGCCTACTATAAGATATCATTTAATAATCCTCGCATTTCTTCGACTGTTAACCATTTATCATTGGTGTTCGATGTATAATCAAAGTTTTCTATTTCTTCACAATCATAATCATAAGGGCCTTTATTATTCCAGTGATAATTATTCTCAATAATATAGAAATTCTTAGCTTCCATTAAAATTCGATCATCTTTTGCAATCAACATTTCATGGATTTTCTCGCCAGGCCTTACCCCAATAACTTTTATCAGAGCATCAGGGGCGATACACTCGGCCAAATCCGTAATTTTCATTGACGGCATCTTTGGCACAAAGATTTCCCCGCCTTGCATGACACCCAAAGAATTTAATACAAATTCAGCGGCATTTTTTAAGCTAATCCAAAAACGCGTCATTTCAGGATTTGTTATCGAAATAGTACCTACACGCCTTTGTTTCTTGAAAGTTTGCACTACAGACCCACGAGAACCAATAACATTCCCATATCTACATATCGAAAATTTAATATCCTTATTTCCAACATAGGCATTCCCACCTATAATTAGTTTTTCCATGCAAAGTTTAGTAGCACCATATAAATTCATTGGATTCACGGCCTTATCAGTAGATAATGCAATTACTTTTTTTACATTATTATAAAGTGCCGCCTGGATTACATTTTGGCTTCCTAAAACATTTGTTTTGATAGCCTCAAATGGATTATATTCGCAAGATGGTACATGTTTTAAAGCCGCGGTATGAATTATATAGTCAATGCCATCCGTGGCCATCTTAAGACGTTCTAAGTCCCTTACATCACCAATAAAAAATTGGAGTTCTGAAGGATCTTTTTTAAATTTATTATTCATTAAATGTTGCTTATATTCGTCCCTGGAATAAACATAGATTTTTTTAGGTTCATATTTTTCAAAGATTTGTTTTATAATTTCTTGACCAAATGACCCGGTCCCACCAACAATTAACCATTTTTTATTTAACATCGTAACCTCCGTATTTAATAACTTTATAACAATATACCATAAAAACATATTAAAAAAAACCCCATTAATAAATGGGGTTTTGATATTAAAATTTAATTTCTATGTTTCAATTTAAACACACCCAAACCAGCCCCGGCAATAACTATAATTAAACCTAAAATAGGCAATGTCATATTATTAGATTCTCCAGTTTTTGGAAGTGTATTACCATTATTAGTTGGCGCATCCGTGGGGATATCGGTTACCGATGGACTTATGGTGTCGGTTGGGCTTGGTATAGGTGTCAATGGTGTATATGAATCATCAAAGATAATTTCATGACAAGTCTTGAAATCGAAAACATAAAATAGAGGTGGGTTTCTTTTTTCATCACTTGAACAAACAACATTTATTGTACTAAAGCCAGTTTCATTTAATATTCCATCATCACATGATCCCTTGTAAATTGTTTGTCCTCCTTGATCTTTTCCAATTACTTCAATTTTACAAGTTAAACCCTTTGTACTAATAGATTGGCCTTTAGTGACTTTTATTCCGTCAACTTTTACACAGTAGCCCCATATTAATCCATCGGGATATCTAGGTTTCGCATCGGTTAACTTCACTTTATAAGTCTTATCATATTTTGTCCAGGTTCCTTTGTCGTCATTGGGGGTAATTGGTTTTAATGTTTCCCTATCATCCCACAATACATATTTATTAAATATTACTTCCCATCCGGCATTAACACCATTGTGATAATGATATGCAACACATACATTACCGGATTTTACAAAATGGTCATCGTTTAAATTAGTATAGCCATAGCTTCCCATTGATAATGTTAAACAGATTATCATAGTTAAAACTATTATTTTTTTCATAAATTTACTCCTTCTCTCGCATATTTGCGAGGTAAATATATATTATTTGATAAATGCTCTCTTTGTCTAGCTTGCCAGTCTTTGACTTTCTTATCGGCTTTTCTTTGACTAACTTCATCCAAAGAGAACATTGACTCCCTTTTATATTTTCTAATTTGCCTTTCGATATACCTTTGTTGTTGCATTGCTTTATAAGCTATTTTCTGAGCTTCCTCATATCCATATTTATTAACTAATGCCGCTTCGCCAGGGTCCAAAGGTGCTATGATTCGCTCTGTTAATCCTTCAAAATAAGGACTAACATCATGTTTACAATTAGAATGGAAAAGACCTTGCATTTCAGCATCCCATATCGAGGCGTGAGCGTCTGACATTCCATCTAAACTTAATACAACGCCCTCATATGGCGTGCATAAATTACAAGCGCGGAAATGCGCACTAACGACCCCTAAATTCCATCCTTTTTCGCAATACCGATTTATTGACGCCTGTAAAGAACACCTTTGTATTAACGTCCTGGCTAACATTTCGCTATAAGTATCGAGGCTATATTTAGCCCCGTTTTTATATGTAATACATTGCAAACCTCGATCGGCGTAATTATTCATTAATCTTTGACTTATCAATCGACGAGTTACTATATCACTTTCTCGAAATGATACACTCCCAACCTCAATCGACGCCTGTCTAAATACATCATCGGCCGCCCGTAATATCTGCAATGTCGGTTTTTTTAAACTCTCCATAGCCGCGGCCCTGAAGACTTCGTAAAATTTTGTTTGATTAGGATAATCTTTGAATTTATCTACAATTATTCGTGGCAATAATGGTATTTTATCAGGCTTTTTATGTACCAAAAATGTTCCATTTTTGATGGGTTTTGACCCACCTTTGGGAACACGCTTTAAACCTGATATATATGCCTCGGTCAAATCATTGTCAATCCATTTTTGTCCACCGATTGCAAAGCCCATAGCGGCTTTTCTTGCTACCATGTCATACTTTTTTTTATTCAGATTTGATTTTAATTGTGAAGCTAAAGTATTTCCAATAGCAAATACAACACTCTCAGCCTCGTATATTAAATCATCCTGCATCGATTATCTCCCACATTCTAGTTTTTGTAACACCCATCCAGGCGTTACCTTCTTTTATATATTGACCGGCTTTATACAAAGCATTAACATCAGCTTTTGTTTTACCTTCAATCATGTAATTTATCCCTTTAATATAAGCCCTGATACATTCACAAAGTAAATTATGTATTTTAATATATTTTCTAGGTATATTAATACAATCCATGTTTTTTAATTCAGGCTTTAAAATATCTATTAATTTGTCGGGTTTGGCGTTTAAATCCAATGACACCCTTTCAACTTCTTTTAGTGCTGGACCAATCCCATTGATAACTAGGTCATTTATAAATAACCTGTATTTATATTCTTCATTGGTTTCCTTTGGTAATTTTATATCATTCATTTATAGTCAACTCCTTAATTTTTTTAGGATTTATTCCTATATAAGTTAAAACATTATTTGTTGATGAATGATTTAATAATCTAGCTGTTTTTTTAATATCACCATCATAATTTATATTAGCATATGTTTTTCTTAACGTATGAGTTCCTATGTTTTCTTTTAAATTCAATGCTATTTGTACATCTTTCATTATCCTATATGTTTGTTGCCTTGAAATATATGAAACTATATGTTTTTTCCTTGATGGGAATAAATAATCATCATCATTCATATTTTTAATATATTCATTAATTTGATTTTTAATTGTATTTTTTATAATAATAGGTTTATTATTTTTATGTTCAATCAACATTATGATATCTTTATTTATATCTTTTACTTTTAAAGATCGAATATCACTGTCTCTCAAACCAAATGAATAACCTAAAATCCAATAAAATGCATTTCTTTTATTTTTATTTTTTAAATATGTATAAATTCTATCTATACTCTCATAACTACTAATTCCATCCACATATTTCATGTTTCCGCATTAAACGTATTATTAAACGTTTCTCCTCCTACTCCGCTTTCATCTAATATTTTTACCACTTCTTCATTTATTGCCTTTTCGTCCCAATCAGGATGTAAAAGTTTAACTTTTGTAAGTGTAGAAATAGCTTTAGCCTGTTCTAGGTTTCTCACTGTCTCACTTTGTTCTTTTGCATCTACCGCAATACTATCTTCCATTTCAACTGTCACAATCTCAGGATCATAGAAAATAGTGTTTACACTATTATCCAATTGTTGCATTTGTAATAATAGATCCATTATTACAGGTTGCCAATATCTACTTTTCTTTTCTCTAGTTAACCATGATTTCCTTTCCCTTATTCGTAAGGCCGTGCCTGACTCACTTCTCCCACCTTCATCAAAGCCAAATGTCGAAAGACTATAACCGGCCATGTTTATTATTTGTTTACACATGTAGTCACAAGAAGCCATGTGTTCATCGACACGCATTTCAAACTGAACTATGTCAATTGGTTTTGTGTTCGATCCGGCCATCCGATAGGACCCCAAATTTAATTTCATAAAACATTTTTGAAATTTAGAGAATGAATTTAATATACTTTTTTCGGCCCCATATGCCGATGTTTCTTCTCGTCGTAATATTTCTTCATCAACGAATATCTGGCCCATCCCTAACTCTATATCTCTGACCCATGAAGTCCAGGCAAAATCAAGGGAATCCATTAAACTTATACATCCCTGATAATCATTAATTCCCAATGAAGATCCGGGAACTAATTTATTAGGTCTCATATTTGGGATATAAACGACCCCCAAGCCGTTGACTTTCGTATGGATAGTATCTTGTAAATTTAGGCTTGCCGTTTCATCAATTGAATTTAGATCTACAACATGACCTAATTTACCCTCGGAACCTCTATATAATCGATATTCGACCATGTACCCATCGCCCGTCGATGTCCTTTTTCGATTTTCAAATAATCTATATATATTAGATTTGTCACTTTTAACTTCACGATAAAATAAGATTTCCCATAAACGCCCTCTTAGAAACGTTGGAAACGCATTATTAGGGGTAATTACACTCAATAAAGGAAGCTCAGAAAGTCGCTTATCAACATCGAGTTTCAAAAATGCACCTGACAAAGATGCGGTCAATTCAGAGGTTTCCAGTAAAATATTTAAAAATCCGTTTTCTGTCATAAACGCGTCAATTCGTTCTCCGGCTTTATTATCTTTTTCATAGCCAAATCTAGGCGCTTCGGAAAACAATAAATTACTACTCATGCCCGCAATATCACCCGCAATCGGGAAATGGATTGCGTCGGCTCTTTCCTGAATGTCCAGTTTAGCCCAAAACATATTTGATTCAATATTGAGATTGGATAATTTACAACTATAATATTTTAATAATTCGTCAGAATCCCCCGAATACCAGGAAGCCCACTCAGCATATTTATCATACCAATACGCCCATTCTTCGGGTGGAAAGGTGCTACCTTCACTAAAAAACATTTTTATTCCTCCTTTAAATATTCGAGTAACCATTGATTATCCTTGATAATCCCAAATAAAGCCGTTTCTAATGTTGAAATTTTATTATGTTCGAGGTCTAATTCAAATTGATAATTAATGGATTCTATTATTTCATGTAATAATGTTTTTTGTTCCACTTCTAATTTTAAATCATTATCGAGTTTAATAATACTATCATTTCCGCAAAATGTTCCAAGATATGTGTAATCCCTTGCATAATTTTTAACTTTCTCGATTTTACAATTCATACCATAAATTCTTAATTCACTTTTTATCATAGGCCAATATTCTCCATCTTGACGCCGCCCAGGCTATTAAACTATCAGGGTAATGATCGTCGATTTTATCAATTATCCCCTGATCCGGGTTTTTATAATGATATTTTTTCATTTTATCTTGCATAATTTTATCTTTGATATTCATCAAATCATTTTCAAGATAAAACCTAACTACGTCTATTCCCGTGTCTTTCCATTTGCTAAAAGCTATTGGAGTAACAACAGTTGGGACCCGTTTATTTTTCAATATTGTTTTTAATGTAATATATGAATCCTTTGGATTACTATCACAATAAATAACTTGTATCTTTCTTTCAATGCATATCTCGGCAATATCTTTGCACCGCTCATTTAATTCCCGGTATTCCCACGGGTACGCTTCGGGAACGTTTATTTTTTCTTTGGTGTCCTGGATAATACTTAATACCGTGCAAGTATGACCCCAGTCTAAGCCGGCCTCGACTGATATTTTAGGATCATATTCTATATTAAAACCTCGTCTATAAGCTTTGTCTATTGTCATAAAATCCCAAATAGAATCCCCGATTTGAGGCCTTTTCAATAAATATTCTGCATCCCACATAGCTTTTGTAATTTGGCGTTTTCTTCTTCTTAACTCCTCTACACTCCAAAATCCATAGGGTTTCTTGATATCCTCCACACACCATTGATATAATCTTGCCCCTTTTTCATGCCTTTCGTCGATTACCTTAGTCATAAGCCCGAAAGCATGATGTAAAGTCGATGATATTAATATATTATCTCGAATCCCATGATTTTCCTTGGGTTGACCTAAAGCCGCATCATATATTTTTTCATCCATTTCATCGAGTTCATCAAGGCGCAACTTTTGAGGATGGGGACCACGCACGGACTTAGCCGACGCCGCCAAAGCCGTGACCCAGGACCCGTTTATTAATTTATAACCTCTACCCGCTACATTACCATTCACCAGCATATGGCTTGGAACACCCGGTAAATTCCACAAATAATCAAGATACCCAACGGCTTTTGTGGACTGTTCAAGACTACCCCCTAAAATGGTGATACCGCATTGAGGTTTAAATAGACTTTCTAAGTATGACAAGCCGCTCAATGTATATGTTTTACCAGAGCCACGCATAGCATACCATATAGACGAATCTACTTCCTCCGCGTATGTATCCCATATAGCATCCAATATGGAATCATGATCCGGGCAATTTTTAGGATAAGGAAATCGCATATTTAACACAATTGCACAATATAAATGTAAATGCTCTTTCGTTTTAGGGGCTATTGTTTCGAAAGTATCCCCGACATCCACGACATTCAATAATTTAGACTGGTTCATTTTCTTGTTTCGCCGCCTCTATGGCATCACTATTTAATACATCGAATGCCCTTTTTATTTTCTCGTCGCTAAACTCTCTTTTTAATCCCTCAATAACTTCATTAACAAATTCTTTATCCAACCTTCTAAAATTATTGGGGTCCAAATTACACAAAGCATAAATTAGTAAACTCGGTTGGCTCCTGAAATATTTTTTGGTTATCTTTTTTTTAGTCCCAAGATAGCTTTCTTCATAGGTTACCTCGTCATACTCAAAACCCATAGCCTCTTTCCAAAGGCTTTTTTTGAGTTTATTTACCAATTTTGTTTTAGAATGGCTTAATACCTCCCTAAACTCCGAGTATCTATTTTGATATTCGTACATTGTGGAGGGCGCAATATTTAATTTTAAAGCTATATCTTCGATTCCAATACCTTGCTCACGCCACGCGATGATTTCATCGCGCATAAACTTTATTCGTTTATCATATTCCGAAGGTCTCCCCATTTTTTACTCATTCCATTCATGACTGCAATTTGGACATTTGATGTTTTTCACTGTTTTAGTCCTTTTGACAGGTTCAAAATTACTTTCAATTTCAGGATCATTTTTTATTTTCTCAAACTTTTTTTGAAGTTTTTGAACTTCTTTATCATTAAAACCAGTTGTAAAAAAATCATCTTTTAAACTAATTTTTAAATCAGTTAATAATATATTTAATTTTTCTTCATCCCAGGTCCCTTGAATTTTATTCAAGGCAATGTTTAAAGCTTTTTCTTCTTTTTTGTTTAATTCTAATTGTATCACGTCTATTTCTTCAAATTCCAAATCCTTTAAAATTTGGACCCGTTGATTACCACCAATTATTGTAAAATCCTTGTTAACAATTACTAAATCAACATATCCAAATTTTTCTATGGATGCTTTAATTTTTTTATAAACCTTATCTTCAGGTGTTAATCTTTTCCTGGGATTATACCCAGGAAATTTCAATTTATCTATATCTACTTTTACAATTTTCATATTATACCTCACTTGTTCCCTGGACACCTCTTAATTTTCGATCCAATGTCCTTTTTTTTAACCACATTAAAGATTCATATAATTTCTTTAATGCTTCTTCATTTTCTTTACATGCCAGACTTTGAGTTTGAAAAAATTCAAGTCGATCTATAACCATTATTATAACATCTTCATTAAAAATTCCATTAAGGCCAAATTCACTAATGGCCCCCTTCTGGAATTTAACTAAACTCAATATATTATCTGTGTGAACATCGTGGACCTCATAAGTACAGTGGCCATTTCCTTCTACAACAAAAGTATTTTCTTGTGTCGCCATTGAATTATTTAATTTCATCCTAATCCTCCATCTTTTATATGTTCTTTAATAATTAAATTAGAAAATCCTGCATTTATTACTTTAAATACAGATATACAAATTTCTTCAGCGGATATTATAGATCCATTACATAAATAATCATGATATATTTCGTTATTTTTATAATATAAAAAAATCCAATAACCAGTTTGATCAATACTTGGTTTAATCATAATAGTATAATCATGATTAATTAATGAATGATACCAATATCCTTCGTCAGTACTTCTTTTAATTAAAGTAATATCTTTATACCATTTAATATCACTATATGGATCATGTAATTCTATAATATTCATTCCTAATCCTCCATCAATCTATTTAAAAATTTAATTGCAATTATATTGCATTCTTCGGCATTCAATTGGGTATTATCCATAATTATCATGGCTAAATTACTTTGCCAACCATAATAAATACTATTTCCCGACTGATTACTTTTTAATTCATTTTTTATTTTTTTCATAGCTTCTTGATAAGTTATATCTTTTTTATTTAACTGACTCAAAGCGTATTTAGTAGCTTGTATATTTAACTCTCCATCTACCCCGTAATTCCTTGCCGCCAAAAAAATACATTGTTGTCTTTCAATAAACATTACTTCTTCTTTAGTAAGTCCTAATTTTTCTAATTGTTTTTTATCCATTTAATCCTCCGCTTGCTTTATTAATAAGATTAACCCCCATATATTCAGGCCTCTATTGGCTAATACCTCAAATTCAGGAATCCATACCTTATTTGCATAATTTGAAACGCTTTGTAATACCTTAATGGCCCTTTCTTTCTCAGAACTTATATAATTATAAGTGATGCCGAAAAATTCGTAAATAGTTTTGGCCATCGTCAAAGCTAATAACTCAATTTTATTAAAATAATCTACGACATCCCTTTCGTTATCATGGAACATGATCTCGATAAGCGAAGCCGGGGCGTTAGTCTCTCTTAATTCAGCAAGGCCATTGGTATACAGTACACTATCAGGCATACAACCACGGTCGGCACTAATAGTAATTGGGGCAATTGCGTTATACATCATTTGCGCGAATCTTTTTCCTTCGCCTACGTTTTCATGGAAATAATATATTTCTGTTCCGGCGGCGCCGCCCGCATTACTATGTATTGAAAAGTGAAAATCTGGACTCTTAGCGTTTGAATCCTCAATAATTTGAGCCAGTGACATACTAGGATTATTCCGATAAATCATAATACCTCCCTTGCCTTGATTCATATACCAAATAAGTCTATCGACAAACTCATTCATTCGTCTTTCTTCATCACCATAATTAAGGACACCTATATTATTCTCTTGTGCGCTTGGACTTAAATAAATTGATTTACTCATTTTTTATTATCCCTTCCTTTCTCAAACATCTTAAAATAATTTCTTTAATCGAAATATCATTTTTTACACAATAATTTTTTAGTTGTCTGTGTTCTTCTTTATCCATAATAAAATTTACTGATTTTTCATTTAATTTCACAGTTCTTCACCACCGTCATTAAGGAATAACCCTCAACTAGGCCTATTATAGTTATACTTTGGCCTTTTACTAAAGTTGCTAATTTATCCTTTTGATTTGCTTTAAAAAAGCATAACACATTATTGTAGTCCTGGCCTTCAATGGTTATGCTTTGCGATCCTAACATATCCGAAATATCATAGACATTTCCTGTTAGTTCTATTTGTCTGCCTTTATAAATTTTATCTGCATTAATCTCATTAGCCTTATAAGTATTTGCTAAATCAATTGCAGTAATCTTTAATATTTCAGGGGTTATTGTTGCGGTTGCGGTTGGAACAGGGGTTGTTGATGGTGTCGTAGTATCACACATAGCTAGAACAAAAATCAATACAAAAATAATTCCCATCCCAATAAATAATTTTTTTAACATTAATTTAATTCTCCTTTCTTTATTTATTTAATTATATAATGTAATTAAGGATGGTGTCAAAAAAATGATAGAAAAAATGTATTTGAAACAAATAGGAATCGAGGCCTTACAAGCCTACTTAAAAAACAATGATATTCAAGGGATTTTGGCGGTTGTGCATGATAACAGTGATTTATTTTGGATATTTAAAGCTTTTAGTATTATATTAAAAAAAGTAGATCTAAATATCCATGATGAAAATTTATATGATTTAATTAAAGAAATCTTGAATAAAAATGATGAAATGATATAATTAAATTAGTGCATATTAACGTTATATTTAAAAGAATTACTACAGATAATAAAAAAGCCTTTCCCCCCTAAAAAAAGGATTGGCTTTTTTATTATGCTTCGTATAAAAAGAATAGTCTAGTTATATCTTCAGGCTTATGTCCATCCCACTCCAGGGCATTAGGTAATTCTTTAATATAATTAAAAAGTTCCCAATATTTTATTTCACAATGATATGTATAATCACCGGCCGCCGTCGTTATACCGGCTATAAAAAAGTTTTCAAACATGGACCCGTCGGCGTGTAACTTTGACCGCCAGGCCATTTTTTTATTTTGTCTGCATATTATGGAAAACAAAATAGTTCTATGATAATATAATTCCTCAAATGTGTGATAACCGTCACTTATCTGGCTTTTATCTTTATCCATAATTTTTTACACCATCCCATCATTTCAGATAAACAACTATAACATACATCGTATCCATTACAATTATCCGTAGCCTCTGAAAATTTACATTTTTCACATAACATCCTAAATCAACCCTTTCTTTTTTTTATTTATATATTCTTCTCTTT